GTTGGTTCAATTTTTTTCTTACGAGTTTCCTGGAGCAAGATTTACGCCACAATATAGAGCAAGGTTGTGGGATGGTTTCGTTCGGTTATATGACCCAATCCGTAAAACACTTTATGTTGGCCTTGCTTCTTATGTCGAAGAGTTTTGTATTCGCAATGGATACCAAGTAGTTTATAAAACTCCAGTACACCAAACAAATAATATATCTTATAAAGAAGTTGAAGAGTATGCGCATACATTAAATCTTCATGGTCGTGGTAAACCAATTGATGTTCGAGATTATCAAATTGAAGCTGTTCAAGTAGCGTTAAACAAACAACGAGTAGTATTACTTAGCGCAACTGGTTCTGGTAAAAGTTTAATTATCTATACAACAATGCGTTGGCATTTAGATAAAGGACATAAGTGTATTGTTATTACACCTACAACATCTTTAGTGGAACAACTTCATGCAGACTTTGAAGATTATTCAAGCGCAAACGGATGGAATACTGAAGAACATTGTCAAAAACTATATTCTGGATTTACAAAAGAGTTTACCAAAGACGTATTAATTACAACTTGGCAATCCATATACAAACAACCAAGATCTTGGTTTAATCAATTTAATGTTATATTTGGAGACGAAAGCCACCAATACAAAGCAAAAGCATTAACTTCTATTATGGAAAAGTTAGATACGGTTAAACATCGTATTGGAACTACTGGAACTTTAGATAATAAAAAACTCCATAAATTATTGCTCGAAGGTATATTTGGACCAGTCCACAAAGTTACTACAACCAAAGCATTAATGGAAAGTAAAAAACTTGCTTCGCTAAATATAACATGTATAATACTGAAATATTCTGAGTTGATTCGTAAAGCAAATAAGAATATGACTTACCAAGACGAGATGGATTTTATCGTTAGTAATGAAAAACGAAATAAATTTATTCGAAACCTTGCAGTCAAAACCCAAGGTAATACGCTTGTTCTTTTCCAATATGTGGATCGGCATGGCAAACTGCTTTATGAACTAATTAAGAACAAAGTAAATGAAGACCGTAAAGTGTTCTTTATTTATGGTGGTACTGATACTTCTGCGAGGGAAGACATAAGAAAACTTATGGAAACCGAAACTAATGCGATTATTATTTCAAGTTTTGGTGTATACTCTACAGGAATTAATGTTCCATCTATTGAAAATATTATTTTTGCTTCGCCCTCTAAAAGTAAGATTAGAAACTTACAAAGTATTGGTCGTGGTTTGCGTTTACAAGAAGGTAAAACTCATTGTAATTTATATGATATTGCAGATAATCTTTCTTGGAAATCCTGGAAAAATCACACACTAAATCATGCTGCCGAACGGTATAAGATTTACGCTGAAGAGCAGTTTGATATTAAACTTGTAGAGGTTGAACTTGATAGCTGACTACTATGTTGTTTTAAAACTTGTTTCTGGTGAACAGGTTATGGCAACTTTAATTGATGAAGACGACACACATGTAGTTTTACACAACCCAATGATAATTCGTATACTACCCTATATAGATAAGGGAAAAACTAAAGAGCAAGTAACAGCAGTTCCACTTTGTCAGTTTTCTGATGACGAATATTATCGAATTCCAAGATCTAGTTTTATGTTTCTTAAAACATTGCATGAAATGTTAATTCCACATTATAATAGGATAGTAGAAGAACAATCAGAATCAGTTCTTGCTAAATCTAATAAAGATGGAGATATGGAATTAATTGAAGAGTTGTTTGATGGAGAAAATTTAACAGTAGAAGAAATACATAAGAGAATAGAAATGCTTGAAGAATTAGCAGATGAACAAGAAGAAATATACGAACCAGAAGAAGATATAGAAGAAGTAAGAAGTTTTGTAGCAGGTAACGAAACGCTACACTAAAATACATTAATATAGCATCGATCAAACCTAACACTGTTAGTTTACTCGTTTGTCAAATAAAAAGCAAATATATTTTCTTGCAATTATGCAAACCGAATAAAATTTGCTTAAAAACCACTTTAGCGGTATAATTATGTATAGTTAATGAAAAAGGGTTTGATGTGGCTGAATACGTAAACAACGATGAATTCCTAGTTGCGATAACAAAATATCGCGAATCCGTTTTAAAATCAATAGAGCTTGGTACAGAAAAACCAGTAGTTCCAAACTACATCGGAGATTGCATTTTAAAGATTGCAACTCACCTTTCATACAAACCAAATTTTATTAATTACACCTATAAAGATGAAATGATTCTTGATGGGGTTGAGAACTGCATTCGTTATATTGATAACTTCGATCCAGCAAAATCCAATAATCCTTTTGCTTATTTTACACAAATAATCTATTATGCATTTATCCATAGAATTTCAAGAGAAAAGAAACATGCTTATATTAAACATAAGCTGATTCAGAATATGTCATACGATGCTTTTGAAATTCAAGATCATGATGACGAGAATCAATTTATGAATGCATATTTAGATTTTATGCAAAACAACAGTAATTTTGATGAATCGTTTATTACAAAAAAAGAAGAAAAACGTAAACGTAAATCAAAGACAAATTTAGATGAATTTATAGGTGAGTCTGATGCAGAAGTTCCAAACAATGAATGATAAAAATGTTACAGATTGGCTTAATAAAATAAGATCAACCTTCCCAGTACCAAAAAGAAAACGTAACAAAAATATCTCTAAAAGAACTATAAAAAAGTATGCTTGGGATACATATGATAATCAATTTAATTTAAGTAAAATTATGAATCAAAAAAGTGAAAATAAAACTTTTCTTGGAGTATCAGATTTTGATGACCTAATAACATCAGAAGTATTAGATCGTCGAGTTTCAGCAGGAAAGAAAACAGTACATCGTCAAACAGTTGTATTGTGTAATCGCGAACACTGGGCAAAATGGGCTGAAGAATTTTTTAATGATAAATTATTCGTACAAGGAAATTCTTCTGGTGGATTTATTATTGAACAATTAACGGATAATTATATAACGTATTATGTTGATAGTAATACAACAACAGTACGTGCTTATGGCGATGTTGAGTTTTGTGATAATATTATTAAAGATGTTGAAAAAAAGTTTGATGTTGTTACTTCTTCTATCGAGTGGATTTATGGTGGAGATGGTTCATCTGTTACTGTTCCTTTAAATCGGGATCGTCTTCCTGTTGTTGAGATGTACCCATTCCTTAAAAACGAATCACTTAACGATTACTATGATCGTTATATGGAATCTTCTGCAAATATTCTTTTGCTTATTGGTCCACCTGGAACTGGTAAAACAACCTTTATTCGTGGTTTGCTTGCTCATACAAATACTTCAGCAATCGTTTCTTATGATTCTAATATTTTAGAAAAAGATAGTTTCTTTGCTAATTTTATTGAGGGTGGCAATGATATTATGGTTCTAGAAGACAGCGATGCTTTTTTAAAATCTCGTTCTGATGGTAATACAATGATGCATCGTTTTCTTAATGTGGGCGATGGTCTTGTTACAACCAAAGGTAAGAAAATGATTTTCTCTACCAACCTACCTTCTATTCGTGATATTGACCCTGCTCTTGTTCGTCCAGGAAGATGTTTTGATATTGTCACGTTCGATGTTCTATCAAAAGTAGATGCAAAGAAACTTGCCAAAAAACTTGGAGTTGAACTTCCAGTAGATAAAGAAGAATATTCTATTGCTGAGATTTTTCATGAACAAACAAATAAACCAGTCGAAAGAAAGGTGGGTTTTATTTAATGTATAAAGTTAGATATAAAATCCCAGGAATTGAACAAGTTGCATATAAGTTTTTTAAAACTTTTGATGAAGCAAAACATTTTTCAGAATCAGTAGATTTAATTGAAATTAAGGAAGTTGATTACGAATGAAAGTAGCAATTATAACAGACATGCATTTTGGTGCTAGGAATGATAGTATTACATTTTTAGACTTCTATCAAAAATTCTATGATAACATTTTCTTTCCTACTATCGCTTCAAATGATATTGATACTGTTCTTATTCTTGGCGATACTTTTGATAGAAGAAAATATGTAAATTTCTATTCACTACAAAGAGCTAAACAAATGTTCTTTGATAAATTGGAAGAGCAGGGAATTACTGTTCACATGTTAGCTGGTAATCATGATACATATTTTAAATCAACAAATGATGTAAATTCTCCTGATCTGTTGTTGCAGGAATACAGTAATATTAATGTTATTGATTCACCAACAACAATCTCTGTGTTTGATACAAGTATTTGTATGATGCCTTGGATTTGTGCTGAGAATTATCAAGAGAGTTTAGATGAAATGCAAAAAACTCAAGCTGATATTTGTATGGGACATTTTGAGATTGCTGGCTTTGCGATGCATAGAGGTATGGAAAGTCAAGAGGGTTTATCTAAAGACTTATTCAAAAAATTTGATCTTGTATTTTCTGGACATTATCACCACCGCAGTAATAATGATAACATCTATTATCTTGGTAATCCATATGAACTGACATGGCAAGATTATAATGACCAACGAGGATTTCATTTATTCGATTTATCTTCAAGAGAATTAGAATTTATTGCAAACCCATACACAATGTTTAATCGTGTTGAATATAACGACAAAGATCAAGAACCAGTTGATTTGAACACACTAGATCTAAAAGACAAATACGTAAAGTTAGTTGTTGTAAACAAAACAGATTA